TGCTAATGAACCGTCTGATGATAAGAAACCATCCACGTGCCAAATAGCCGCCGTGATCGCTGTACAGTTTACGTATGAACCAAGTTTACCACCTTTTGTAGTACCGTCCATAACAATCTGGTGATCGTCTGCCGCTGGTTGGTCGAAACCAACTGTAGCTACAGATTCGTTCAACAACGTGATTGATCCAAGGTCAGTGAAGTCATTTGAAATCAATTGTCCTTGCATAGTGTCAGCTGAAGACGCCGCTGTGATCGTAAAGTTACCTGACGTGATTGTTGTTCCAACGTGAACCGCGTATGTTAGGCCTGTTGCCGCCGCTGGTAATGTAATTGTAATACCATCTGCTTTGTTACCTGTACATACTGATCCTGACTGTGCAACTGTTAAAGTTGTGTCAGCCGATGCAGAAACTACGTTTCTGATGTAGTGTAAAACTAGTGGTACACCACCTGCTGTAGAACCATCTGAAATAAAGAACTGATTACTTGAATCATCAAAGAATAAATCTCCGTCTCTACCTGTGTGAGAAGCTCTAGCTTCGGCGATAACCTTACCTAGTATTTTTCGTGTTGCCATATTTTTTCTCCTTTATATGGGTTGAGACTGTTATAGCTGAATTGCTACTTTGATACCTTTATACAATACAGTGAACATTTTTTGGAGATTCACTGGATCTTTATACATACCAGTCTGTACGGATATTTACCAGATATTTTGGTTTTTAATATGCGTGTATGAACTTTTCTAGTTTAAACCCTTTTGAATCATAGGACTCTACGTAGTCTGAGTTGTTAGAGTGTCTTATAACTCCCTGACCCCATACGACATCATAGTCACTGTAAGCAAATGCTTTCTTTATGGTCACGTCTATGTACTGACCGTTGCCAACTCCTAGTGTGAGGAAAGTAACGTATCTGCCTTTGTCACCGCGGAATACTCTGCCATTTGCTATCATGCCAGCAAACTCCACCTTGTCCATGTACAGTTCTTTCACATACATTCCCGGCATGAAGTCCTCCTGGCTCCACCATCCATACTTCCTGTATTGGAACTCCGGTGTGTCCCACCTATCTGATTTACTTGGTGTTACAACTTCTATACCAACACGTTTTGCTTCTGTCCTGTACACCCAACGTTTGTAAGATCCCTGGCAGTGTTTCAAACAAGACTTCCAAAACTTCTCAGGGTTGTGTGCCTTCTGGTATGCCAGTGCCCATATGAGTCTCCCCAAGTTGACGGCATGAGCCCTACACAAACCAAAGCCAGATAATGATTGTAACATTGTTATTATTTCGTCCTTGCGTGGGTGGTTGCCCAGTTTGGATATGAACTCCATTATCTTCTCTTCGTTCTTTTTAGCGAATGCTCTACGATACATGTCTGCTTCGTACTTGTCTATGCCCAGTACTTCAGAGATCCTGTCAATGGCGTCGTCCTCATACACTATAGTGTCACTCATACGTTCCTTGCTCCAGTCATGGAACATGGTTGCTTTCTTACGTCCAGATACTGCAACTGGTCTTATCAGTGCCGTACCAAACACACAGTCCTTGCTACTTTTTGGCTGTATTGCTCTGAACAGTCTCCTCATGGCCGGACTTTCTGCCTGCGTCACTCCCAATACGTCTCCGCGACACAAAAGGGCCGAGGTAGCGGCATCTTCCTGAGGGTAGTCTGTGAGTTTCATTGTTGGTTCTATCTCTATGAGTTGTGACAAACCACGATTGGCTAAAATATCCACCTTGAGGTGTTCGAGGTCTTCCACTTCGTTCTTGTCTAGTAATATTTGGTTCTCTGCCGTGAACAGGCTTTTTGGTAATTGTCTTTGAAACATCAGTATTCCTCCGCAGTGTTTTGATATGCATCTCTTCTTGCCTTTCAGTTTATTCTCGATCCTTTTGGCCTCTTTGGTATCAATGCCCAATGAATCGTATGTGAACCTGCGGGGTAGGTTTCCCTTGGCACCCAATCGTTTGGCCGCTTCACGCCTTGCTGATTTATCTTTATAGAGCACGTAATTAGATATCCTAGCACTGCGTCCTGGCCACTTCTTGAATATCCTCTGCATAACCTCGTTCTGTCTGTGATGGGGGAAATCTATGTCCACATCAGGAAGGTCGTCCCTGTTAGGGTTGAGGAATCTTGCCACGGGTATGTCCCACTCCACTGGGTCCACATCTGTTATGCCCAATAGGTAACAGACCAACGATGAACCAGCACTACCACGTGTCATGTGCGGTATGTCTCGTGTCATTGCGATGATGTCACATATTTGTATGAAGTAATCTACGAAACGTAGTTGAAGGATGATGCTAGTTTCTTCGGCTAGCCTATGCGTGTATTTTTCTGTGCCTGGACATTGCCTAATAAATCTATCGTACAGCCTCGTTATGTCGTTTAGTTGTTTGTCTTTCATTTGCCTATGCTTTTACTTTTGCCTGTTTGCCTTGAGCAGTTTTATTTATCTGCGTATATTATTATGTGTTAAGATTTTGGCGAAGTTTGCTTTTAGGAATATCGATGTCTCTCATATCACAAGCGGCCCTTATGACACAAGGATCACACTGTGGAGATCTCGATTTACAAACTTTCTTGGCATGTGTAATGAGCCACATGTGGGCTCCATACTTGTATTTGCTTGGTGTGGTATTATTCACTGCTATTGAGGCCTTGCCTTCGTCCAAGCTGTCGGCCCACCCCATACGCCATAACATTCTAAACACGTGAGTATCGACAGCTATGTGTGGTTCACCAAAAACAAATCGCATAACAATGTCTGAACTTTTACGCCCAACCCCAGGAAGAGTCATAAGTTCTTTTTGTGTTCTTGGGACAACACCATTAAATTTGTCTAAAAGTATTTTGCTAGTTGCGAGAATATTTTTACTTTTGGCATTGTATAAACCAGCTGGTTTGATTGCTTCTATGATTTCATCTTGAGATAATTTTACCATCTCTTCAGGCGTGTCAGCCATAGCAAACAGTTGATTACAGGCAACAGCGGTCCTTTTATCTTGACTTTGTGCAGACAACATTACTCCTATGAGACTTGTATATGCTTGAGAATAAATTTTAGCTTTTGGCTTCCTATTAGAATATTTAGGATAAAGAGAACTTAGCTTCTCGTATATGTATTCAATGTCATTATTGTTCTTCATCTGAGTGTAGTTCATTTAAGAGTTGTCTCAGTTTTCCACCTTCAACTGTGGCCTTAACTTTTCCTACGGTGTCACCTTTACGCGGATCTGGAACTTCATTTCTTGCATCGGATCCCGGAGCAGAAACTTTCGAAGTTTGTTTTAGAGAATCATATATTGTGCTTCTCTGTTTGTCGAATTGTTTGTATTCAGGATCATCTGCTAGGTCTCTGATCCTTAAACTGTCTACATCAAACTCTAAGTCCACCTTCTGTCCTACTCCGCTTGAACTCCTAGTCTTCATAAACTGTATCTGATATCTGCCACGTTCCTTCATTGCTCTTGATGTGAATATACCTATCACGTTATCTGCTGTTTGTATCTTAGATAATCCACCCGATATGTGAGAGTGATCAAACTCTATTTCTTCAACACTCGCTCTGTTCAACTGTGATGCAGTTGCTAGTATACATTGTTTTTCTACCACCAAGTTTCTAAGTTCCTCTGAAACGTATTTGTCTTTTATAAACAAGTCTGCCGGACTTATTCTTTTACTCTTAGGCATCATTAGATCCAAATAATCAATCAATATACAATCTATTTTCTTCTTATTTTTTAGTTCTAGTTCTTTAAGATATGTTCTTATGTCTAGCACCGTGCTTCCACTTGGCAAATATTTTATCTGCAAATTACCCGACTTCTTCGCCAACATCTTAACTTTCATTTCTACATTATCAATTTCCGGAAAGACTTTTTTTGTTGGAATGTTTGTCATCATTGCATCAAGCCTCATTGCAGTGAGCTGTTCACTTAATTCAAAAGAAATGTAACAAACGTTCAGACCAGCCTGTGCCCAATTCACTGCAAGATTCTGTAAGAACAAACTTTTACCTGCGCCTGATCCACCTGCAAAGATGTTTAGTTCTCCTCGATTAAATCCACCGAATAGTTTCTTGTCAATGTTATGCCAGCCAGTGCTGATCTGTCCGTTGTTCTCTTTGAGGGCCGTTAGTCTTCCCTTAGGGTCCTCGAAGTAGTCTGTCCCTAGATCACGTGTTAGTCCAACGTTTACTGCGTCCTTAACCATGTCCTCTACCGGAGCGTAGTCACCTTTCTCCAGCAAGTCTGCAGATTGCAATATTGCGTGTTCTAATGCCTTGTGTCTTGAAAATGTTTCAAATTCGTCAAGCAACCAGTTGAAGTGGCTTGGGTCCAAGTCCTTTGCGGATTTTAATTTTATATCATGTTTTGCGTTAACCTGTTCTACATCAGGCATAACTTTATATTCGTCCATGTAGTCTTTTACAAATTTGGCTATTGGTTGTAGTTTACGATCAAATGACTCAGGCTTGAATATGTTCTGTGCCCTTGCAAATGATTCAGCGTCTGCCAAAAGCATCTCTATGTAAAGTTTCTGTACGTCGAACGTGTATTCAGCCATTATTTGAAAAACCTTTTAAATTTATCTATTGATTTTTGTAAAGGACCATATACTTGCTCAATAAAAACTATGTGCTTCGATAATTTTTTATCTAAGTCATTTATTACTTTTTTCAGATCTTTTATCTCTTTTTTTAGATCCGCAATTTCTTTATCCATACATTTTCCTTTTCAAATCTATTTTCAGTTTACTAGACTCTGTTGTTTTTAATATTGTTTGTATAGTAAACAATCTACCGTATTTTAACACAGCATCTGCCACATCGCCAACCGTTTTATCCCATTCTGGAAATGCAACACTCCATCCAAATTCTGTTGCCTGGTTAATTAATTTTTCTCCTGGAGCATCTCTGTCTGGTATAACAATTACCTTTCTGTTAAGACTATCTATCAACTCTCTTTGTGTTTCATTTATCTCTGAGCCGAGTATGCTCACGCCAGAAACGGATATGGCATCAAATGGGCCTTCTGTAACAATAACAAACTTTCTTGTCCAATCTTGTGCGTCCATGTTGAATACATAGCCTGGTTGCACGTCTGTGTAATATTTTACTTTGTTATCACTAGTAAAAATCCTTCCTGTGTAACCTACTATGTCACCTCTCCAGTAGAATGGTATCATTAATCTTTGATTCATGTCCCACATTTTGTTTGATGAATACATGAAATCATACCAGTCCGGACCAATGCCTCGGCTCGACAAATAATTCAACAGATTGTCTATATGTGTGCGTTCACTGTTTGATAAGTTTCCTGTCGTATATTTTTCAAGCCAAACATCCAATGATAGTGTATCCTTTGGCAAACTTTTATTTTTAAATGTAATAAATTTTTTCTTTTCATATTTTACATCACTTTCTTCCTCACGCATGGCTTCTATTGCCAGCTTCCTAATTGTTTCGTCTGGTATGCCAATGTAGCCCATGAACTGCCTCATTTTATATGAAAGTTTTCTGCCGATTACATAGGAGGCCTTGTATCCACAGTTGAAGCAATGATAACTGACAGTGCCGTCAACGCTAGTCATTATACCACCACGTTTCTTTTTGTCTGCTGTTTCGCCGTTGTGTACACAGCAAGGTGCATTGAATGATATCCACCCACTGGGTGTTTTCTTTCTGCCTGTAGGCAGGCTCGTCAGAATAGTCGACTGGATCAGGTTCATAATCTATATTTTACTGTCTGTAGAGTATTTTGTCAATCACTCCAGTGTTACCAGTGCTGTTACCCCAGCTGAATCTAATGTTTTGGTAAACTCCTGTGAAATTGAATGTGGTCACTGTGGTTGAGTCACTAAATGAATTTGCAGGCTCACTTGCACCTTCCATGGTAATATCAAAGTAGTCAGTTTCCTCTGGTGATGTACTCATTGTGCCTTGTACCCTTAAAGCACCAGTGAAGTTTTTGGTATACACGGCTATTGTGTGTAGTGCCTTATTGTTGTTCAATCCTGGCTTAGCATTTATTTTTCCCGTTGTGTGTGTTAAAGGGCCGCCAGTGGCTGTAAATGATGATACGCTTGTGCTTGGAATAAATTGTGCATATGCTCCGTCGAGGACCTCCATTGTTCCTCCCGCAACGTAACTAGTATCTGCATATGTTACCAATGTACTACCATCTGATTTGATTTCTTTGATTGCATAGGTATAAAACTTCGCATCTAGTTCCAGCAAATCTCCATCTGATATTTCACAACTAGCTTGGCCTTTTGTTGAAACTGTACTACCATCATCGATAATTGTTAAATTTTTTGTGATTACGGATTGTTGCGATTCGGAGTCCACAACCTCTAATTGATAGTAGTTTCCGCTTTCAACTGTCTTTGCAGACACGTCCTGCGCCTTCTGATCCTCATTTTTAAACGTAAAGGTAAGTGGATTGGTGACCCCTCTGTGTAATGTTAACCGTCTATCGTACACTTTTGAATTCCTTCCGTGGAAACCGTTTTGGTAAGCGATTACCATTTGTGATAGTAAATACCTTGAAACTGTTTGCATAGTACATATTTAACAGTATTTATAGATATAGAATGAATGAAATTTTTAACACTCTAAGGGACAAATTCCCATTTTTAAGCCTTATCCGAAAAGGCGACTTGGAATATGTAGGCATAGTGCAAAATCAAGATACTCATGTGATCAGTTTTTATGACTATGGTAGACTGTACTCACCACAGGATAAGATGAGGTTCCTGAAGTGCGGTGAAACTTGGTGGCATGAATCCAACCGTAAATTACCAATCAACATATTTCTTAAGGGTGAGTTCAAGTATTTTAGGAGCACGTTGGTAACTTTGAACTCAAAGGATATAGATATAGTGCATGGCCCAACTGTAAGACTTTCCGATATTTCAAAGAAACGGGTGAAAAGAAGAACAATCCAATTAGTCAGAAAACCTGTTTAGTCTTTTTTCTTTTCAGGCAGTACAGAACCTGTTGTAATATAGTGTTGTGTTAAGGGACTATCTGGCTGGTAGCCATATGGTTCGATATTTTTGGAAGTTTTTCTTTTTTTATTTTTTTTGATCTTACGTCTTTGACTCTGCATCAAAACTATATTTATGCTTTTGTATTAAATTCATCTGGACTACGATTGCCTGTGCGTATGCAACAGCATGTGATTTCTTAAAAAAATAGGATCCGTCTGTTGGTTTCACCCATACTTGCTTCATTATGTCATGCCAGTCTTTATACATCAACTGTCTTTTGGCCGGACGTATGATTGCCAATACAGCCGCAAGTTGTTCAATGCTTTTTGGTTGAAGTTTACTTACGATGTTAAAGTGTCCGTTCAAGTGAAAAAGATTGTCTACGATTTTCTTATCTTCAAGCATGTCCCAATCCGGCTGTTGTATCATAAGTTCTACAAGCTCTTGCTCTGATTTGACTTCTTTGTAAATGTTAACATTTAAACAGTCTATCTTAAAATATCCACGGTTCTCAGCATCTTTGTAATCCAACGACGCATGACCAGTAACCGGGTGTTCGGGTATAGCATGGAAGTACACTCCAGTCTTATGTTTTTCAGACTTGCCTTCTTTTATCATTGAAGCTGGCGTGTGTTTGAATAACTTCAACGTATTATCTCTGTCATAAAAATCTATATCTACGTCAGGCATTATATTGTTCCTTGCATGTAATTTAACAAAAGTGCTAGTAGATATATGAATCCACATATACTTGCAACGCCAATTAAATTTCTCTTTTTGACCATTTTTCTTACATAGTGCATTAGTGTATACTCCCTTTCTCTTTTTGGTTGTGTTTTATAAATTCTTCCTTGGACCCGGGCTGTAGAAGTTCTACGACATCAAGTAACATTTTATAGCCTTCTGTGTTTAGTGTTTCAGCGTTCATTTTTGGCATAATCACTTTTCCTATTGATCCATCCTTTTTTATTGTTATTGCACAATCTCCTTCTTCAAAATCTAAGTTGCCATCAATTTCTAATTTTATTCTAGACAATTTTTGCCTCCCTTGCCGTATCCTGTACCAACATATGATCAGCAGGATAACTTTTCAGTTTGCTTGGCCAGAAACTTGGATTGATAAACCTTTCTATCATTTGTAATTGTTCATCGTTAAAAGAGTTTAACATCCTTTTTCCTGCACTGCAACCTAACAATAACCACGGACTTATCTTTCCTTGCTGTATGTGTTGCACTGCTCGGTTTGTGTTGACAAGTCTGAAGTAGTCGGACCATTGTGCGTTTTGTTCTGTAGCCCAATCCATCATTGTTGTTATGCTTCTCTGGAGTGCGGCCTCTACTGGTTCCGTTTTTAATGCCTCTATCAAATAAGTTTCATACAAATCATCTCTAGCCCAATGATCAAGTTTAATTTTTGACCTAAGCACGAAATTAATATACTTGTCAGGATACAATGGGTTGATATGCATTATAAATCTGCCAAATTTGACAAACGCATTGTAGTATGCACTCTTAACAAATTCGTCATATGTTTTTGGTTTTGAATTGTGTTGATGTATCTGATAGAATCGTTGAAATACCATAAACGCATTTACTACCCATTTCTCATCCTTTTGTAGATATCTTCTCTTTGGTTCACATAAATGAACCTGCAGTGTACGTGCCTTAGCAAATTCCTTGCCACAGTATGTGCATCTATTCGTTGAGGCCATGTGCTTCTATAAGTTCCTCTAGTTCTCGGTCTGTAATTACTTTATCCAGAGTTTCCAAGTCTGACTCTTTCCAAGTCGGGTATATCTGTTGCAGTTTTTTTAGACTCTTGTTAGGCACACGTTTCATTGGTTTTATCCAAGGATGGAATTGCTGTTGTAGTGATCCACACATGGCAGTCAGTATCCAAAGTAGTTTCTTGTGTTTGCCCAATGCGAAACAGTGTTTGTTGACGCACTCGTTGACCATCTCCACATAGTGTTCTACAAAGAATGTATCCTTTGCTGATGTATTTGATACATATCTCATCAGCATGTATGGTGAATACAAGGACTTTTCTTTGGCATCAATCCTGTCAAAATAGTCTTTGTTTCTAAAGTCTACGGCCTTAAGACCATTTCTCAAGTCAAAAAATTTTTTATTTTTTTCTGCCGGCATATTTTAGTCCAAACATTGTGCAGTCTTGTGCTGTCACAAAAGTTAATTTTATTTTATTTTGCATATGTTGTAAACCTGAAAGTTTTTTGTTAAGTTTATTTTTAGTAAGCCAATCAAAAAAATCCATGGCCCATTCTCCTTGATCCATCCACACAGCTATCTTGTCGTTGGTAACCATTATAGGGGCGTCTATTTTTATAGATTTTCTACCAAACCGAGCCATAATCAACCTGTTCACACTGTCTTGAAATTTCCTTTACAAAATACGCACACATAGGTTTTGGGCCATTGTTCAACGGCACAGCCAACATCTGTCCTGATTTAATTTTTGGGAAGTACCATTTGACTTCGGTGTAAATGTCTACGACGTCAATTGGATAGAAGTCCGGTTTTGGACTTGAAAGTGGATTGAAGGTGAATGCATCGAACCCTCTATCATTCAAACTGGTTATTGGTAGCACGTGCATTTCGGACTGCCCGGCCTCCCCTATCAGCATCTTCCAATCCAATGGCATCTTTATTTTATGTGGTCCTATCTCTAAAACTGCCGCTGGTGCATTAAAACTTTCTAAGAAAATTAGAGGTATGTAAAAGAAATCTGGATTGTTAGGATCTGAATTATCTAACACTGCGAACCTTAATTTCTCATCTACCCATTCCGGTATTTTTTCTAGTGTGTATGCTCTATCGTCTAGTGTAAGGATTTTCATAATTTATCTTCTCTATATTATACGGATAATTTGCCTCTTTGTAAAACTTTTTCCTAGCACCCAAATGCCTTTTGGCAAACTTGCAACTGCTGGTAATGTCCCATATCTGTACACTGTCCTTGTCCTCAGCTTTCCTTATTCCCCTGCCAATGCTCTGTATTACTCGAATAAATGACTTGCCTGGTTCTATAAGAACAAGATTAAAAATCCGAGGAATATTAATGCCAACAGCGGCAACTCCATATGTGGCAATAATAACTTTATTTGTTGCAGTAGATATTTCATCGTATTGCTCCTTTCTTTCCATATTTTTAGTTGATCCTGATACAAACACTGAACCAGGAATTTTTTTCTCAAGTAATTCACCTGCAGAGATTCTGTCGACAAGTATTAGTGTGTTACCAGAGGTTGCTATATCTTTAATTGTGTTTGCTACCCAGGTCATTCTTGTTGTATCTGTGGTCAGCCATTTTAATTCTTCACTGTATGTTTTAAACTGTGGATGATCCTGTGTTTGTATCACATTGACGTGGCAGTTGGCAAGTACACCTTTGTCTTGTAGTTCACTTGCTTGTATTCTGTTTGCAACTTCACCTATACTACATTTCAAACCCATAAACTCATAATCAGCTTTTGGCACCGTGCCTGTTAGTCCCCAACGTATGCCACAGTGAGCAAACGGACCTGTTAGTAATCTTTTCAGCACATCGGCTTTTGCCATGTGTACCTCATCTATGATCACTGTTTGTATTCCGTTACAGAATTCTTTGAACTCTGTGCTGTGTTCGTTTTTTGCTTTTTTTTCTAACACATTTAGACTCTGCCATGTGGCGATTGTGTTGTATCTGCCTACTTCTTTTCTGTCACCGTAGTAGACACCTGTATCTAAATTACAAGCAAGGAAATCTTCTTCTGTTTGTGTGACGAGACTTTTGTTCGGCACAATAGTTATTGTCCTTCCGTATGGTTCGACCAATTGGCACAGTGCCGCTGTAATAATTGTCTTACCTGCGCCAGTGGCAATCTCCTGTATGCTTTGTGGATTCTCAATAAATTTATTCAGTGTTTCTACTTGATAATCTCGCAATACAATTGGCTGTCCCGCCGCTGGATGATTGTCTGGCCAAGTGATGTGAGATAGATAATCTTGTTTTACAGTCTTAAATTCAAAATTGTGTTTTGTTCTATGGTCAACAACATCAATGTATACGCCGCCTTCGTCTAGTATAGGTACTATTTGGTCAACTAAATTTAGATATGTTGTACCTCCCAGCCCAAAAAATGAAACTTTGCCGTCCCATCTACCTAGTTTCACCGCCGGAAGATGTCTTGCGTATGGTATTTCGTATTTGAACTTATTCGAAAGACGTTTCCTCCAGTCTAGAGATAGATTCTCAAACTTCACATTTACTTCGTCTTTTATTACTAATTTGCAACTGCTCATTCTAAAGTTTTCTTATAATATGATCATGCCAATCCCAACTACTCGGCTGATGATCACTATAATACAACTTTTTTGGAAGATTTTCAAGAAGTCTTTTTAGATTGTCTGTGCCCGTAGCATAATAACCACCGCCAACTGCTACCAACGAAGCTTTTGGTTTAATTTTACTCTTTATCAATGCCCTTGGTATTCGATTCCTTACAAATATAATTTTGGTATTATCACTGATCAATTTAAATTGTTTACTCATTTGATGTAATTCATATAAGTTCTGGAAGAACTCGTGAGGCTTTTGATTATCAACCAACCAGTGTCTGTCATTAGTAAATTTATCTATGTCTTTTTTGTACATTGGCTCTTTTACATCAAATCCCCATGAACAATCATTTAATATATCGATCCCGTTAGCTTTAAAACAATCTAGCCATTCCCAAAAATTTTTTACATCTTCCTCCGCGTGTATATCACCACTTATTGGAACTAGTAAAGGGAAACAACTAAGTTCTAATAGTCCGGCAACCACTTCTCGCTTTGTATAACTTTGAGAATCTATCCATAACTTATGATGATTCTTATGTGCTATGCGATCACCTACTCTTGTATTAGCAGGTACGTTTATCCCTGTAGTGGATATACTAAAATTTTTTAGGGCATCGACTTGATGTAATGGTTTTTTATTTTTAAAGTTTTTATCCCAATAATCTTGGAGTGATTCGGCGGCATGATCTATAACGATTTCATTACCTACAAGCCTTGCTGTTGGCTGTCTGTGACCGACTATATCTTTCTTTATTTCTTCATAGTCATTTAAAAGACTGTCATCACTAAATTTAAAATCATATCTTACAGCTATCAGTGTAAGATAATATGCCGTAACATCACTATGAACGAAAGTCCATTTTTTTGTCTCTCCATCATACTGGCAGTAACCCATAGGCATATTGCGTTTATCTTTCAAACACCTTATAAGTTGTATTACTTTTTTGTTATAAGGAAATTTTATTTCTATTTTTATTTCGTTGTTATCATCAGTGTACTTTTCAATGCTTTTGTTTAAACTTATCACACGAAATTCATGTTCATAAACAGGATTATCTAATAATTTTTTTATGTCAATGCCGTATGCTTTGAACTTTGTAAGGTATCTTTTCAAGATTACCAAAGCTAATTTGCCTTGCTTCTCTGTCCATGGATATTGGGCCTCTGCCAGCGATCTTACTGTTTCATGGTCCTTTGGGTGTGGCCTTATTACGGCTGTGTTTCCCAACATTGTAGGATTTGCCCAAAAATAATCATTATATGCTAGTATTTTAAGTGCTTCGTTAATGGTTTTTGGCAAATCTGTGTGCATATCAGTCATGGTATTTTAGATAATTATTAGTATATTATAGCATAATTGGTAATATAGTCAACCATGAAAAAAACAAAAAGTAAAAAAGTAAATGTGAGGAAACAACTTAAAGTTAGGTTGGAAAATACTCTAATAAGAAACAAAAATATAGTAGGATATAAGCCTACGGAACAACAGGCATATCACTGGTTCAGGATTATAAACAGAGGTCTGTTCAACGGAAGATTACCAATGGTGTCTTTACAGGTGAAGAGATTACATAAGGATTGGGGAAGATGTGTTGCAAATTGGGATAATAGAAAAACTCCAAAAGGGAAGTTTGATCAAAGGGTAATTCCTTTCCATATACCTGTTGAATTTTACATTGAACTGCATTGTAAGTTTCCAACATGGAAGGACTTTATTGAAACATTGTCTCACGAAATGGTACACTTATATCAAATGACATGGTTGAAAGATCCTTACTCGAATCACAATTCTAATTTTTACGCTTGGAAAAATAAATTTAAACAGGCTGGACTCAACCTATCTAGGTGTTAGTTCCTTATCAAGCTCAGCATAACTTATTACTCTGCTATTGCCTAAGTCGGTTCCTGTCTGTAGATGATGTAGGTACTCAGGAGGGTTGTCATGCACCACTGTAAACTTAACGTAAGGCCTCATTTTAATACAGTCTCTAAATTGTTTTAACCATCCATCGTAGACTGCATCGCCGTTGCGTTCTCCATAACATGGCGTATCTTGATAGATGTTATTCAATTTACCTTTTCCGTATTCTTTAAAGTCATATCCAATCAAGTATATATTTTTATGTCCATGCACACATGCTGTCCAGAACGCCTGGTTACCTGATATCCAGTGTGGGTTGTTAGGTATGAGATGTATCATTCCTTTGCTGTGCTTACGATTTACCTCCAATGATGGTGCATAATGTATTGTTTTTTTTCCAACCTTATCTAGACACATCTGGGCAGTCATCTTTGCATCAACACTAAAAATGAAATCAGGAATAAAATCTCGATACAGTGCATTACAACCGTATGTCTGTCCATGTGCTTTTAGTCTGCTAAGATCAAAACCCTTTCGTGAAGGGCCGTTTCCAATACAATAGGCATTACCCCTTGGTACAGCTTTAACTTTATCTTCGTAAAATGCTTTTTCTTCAATACGTTTACCTTTACGTATGATTGTGTTTAAAATAATTTCTTCTCCGGTATACTTTTGCCATTCGATTGGAATGACTTTGTTGTTCTTATTAACTCTAAAGGTCTGTACCATAATATTTTTCCTCTAGTCTTTTCTTTATACGTTTCCATGGTAGTCCCTTTTCAATTTCATCCGGCCACCATTCAGTAAATGCCAATTTATTTGCCCAGCCTTGTCTATCTGGCATCTTAGGATTATTGATGTTATCAAATGTTATGTTACCGATATCATAACTTAAACTTGCCTCCGAGACATACACAGGTATTCCATGCACTGCCGCAGTAATGGCAGGGTTACTTGAATAACTTACTAATGCCCATGCGGATTTCAATCTCTCTGTCAGGTCAGTGTCGTCATAGGTATTTTTGTCTCTTCGCGGACCAACTATCTTGACATTTTTGTATTTGCCGGTATCAATTTCAACATGGTTCCTAGGGTGTGGCCTAATGATAATAGGCTTATCGGTGTGTTTCCTAATTTTTATTATCTGTTGGTCAAACCATTTTGACATAGGAAGATTATTACGCCACTGATGACTGCTTGTATGTTGTCCACATAAAATAATGTCTTCTCCTGTCTGCTTCCAGGGTTTAAGTTGAATGTTAAATTTTTTCCAACGTTCGGCATCAACATTTTGATTTGCAAAGTCGGCTTCTCTATTCACCCCGTTGATACCAATTTTCCAAGTTTCATTTCTTTTGATACCACCTACCTCTATCACTATAACAGGCTTGTTTAATTTCCTATATCTGTCCCAGACATCTTTATATTTTCGCATACGTCCTTGCCATAGTACACTCCATATGACGGCTACGTCTGCATCTGGTGCCTGTTTGTTTTCCCAAACTTGTTCTCCGGATGCCCTTAACGATTTAATAAATTTCGCAAAAATATCTTTTGAATTTAAAGGACCATGTGCCGGCCATACTTCTATCTTCATCAGTTGCCCTGCTTTCCTTTAGCAACTTTGCTTACTATATCCTCGGCCTGTTTGGCATCAAATTTTATTCCTCGAAACGGATCATAGTTTTCAACGTTCTGCCAGTAATCCTCATCACGAACACCTCGTAGATCGCTTTTACTACTCTTACCTAAAACCTTTCTTTTACCTTTCATGTGATCTATGTAACCACCCAGGACGCTGTTAATGAACACATGGTGTCCTTTTGCACCTGCACCCTTACCTATGTCCACTCCATCGTTTGGTGCAATTCTTTTTACGCATTGCCAAAATACATAACTGTCGTGCCATTCTAGCTCTTTAAATATTTTGTCACTTATATATAGATCGGTCCAGTATTGCATAAATTCTTTTATCTTTGGATGCCTTTTGTTGTAGCACACCCACCCACACTCCGGATACTTGGCTCCCCTACCAAGATAGTTTACTAATTTGTTACTTGGTAAGAGTCCTGTGACGAAGTCAGTTGTAATCTTTCTAAATGTAAAAGTGTCTGCATCCAGCCATAAAATATAATCTGCTTCTATAGTTTTGATAGCATGGTCCACTGCAAATGTTTTATGTGAGAACCTAACTGCGTCCCACAGATACGAGCCCTTACCCTTATCGTTTTTTCCTGCCGAAGGGTCTCTCCTTACTCCCCCTGCAACCTCATGTATTTCTCCATTTGCCACAGGATCGTCTTTGTGCCTTTGCTTAAATTTTACGAGAGCTGGGTTGACATCCTCGATATTGATAAACTTAACTTTTGCATTGTTGAATTTGGGTCTAGTGCCTTCGTAGTATGCATGAAGCAGAACATCATCAGGCCAAAATTTGACATGACTTTCTATCATTCTCTTTGCATATGCTGTCCATCTATTTGGGGGGAAAGTTGTTACTACAGCTAGTTTCATTATAATCCTAATTTTTGTTTGAACCTTTTGTACACTGTTCCGTCTCTTATTTCTTTGATACTCCACATTTTATAGCCTAGATCATTTACCCACTGGGTCCTGGATGGATATTCTGGACTTTCGATTCTTGTTAGATCCTTGTTTGCTACTGGCCAACAAAGTGCAAGATCTGAGGTAACAAAGGTAGGGACTCCACGAATGCAAGAGTCGACGCTGGCAGTAGAATTGTGAGTAACAAAAGCATGGCAATTATTTAATGCGTCTTGGAAGTTGAATCTGTAGTGCTTTTTCTCATCTCCAACAAAATTTTTTTGTGTGTATTGTAATTCTATATCCGTAGGAAGTTCTTTCCTACGCTCTAATATATTTGATACATTGTTAGGGTGAGGTCTTACAATAAACTTTCTTTTAGTGATCGGCCTTAATTTTTTATATACATCGTTGAACCAATCTATAGGATCAAGTTCGTTCATACTCCAGTTGTCTTTTGGTTGTAGTCCGAATAAGATCGGATCTTCTGTATTAGATTTTCTCCACGGCTCATATTTTACATGAAATTTGTCAACCAACATCTGCCAGCGATCACTTGGACTGTTATCCGATAGAAAATTGCCATCATTCATTGGTGTGTATAGTGATACTCTAAAATGGTGATCAGGAGAAGTAGAAACGTTTCCAAAACTAGAAAGTAATCCACCATCAAATGTAATTAATGGAATTTTTTTGGCTCTACAGTTGTCTGCAAGTTCTCTACGTCTGCCTTTTGTATGATGCATTTGTTTATCACCGCCATAGCCGAACATTGCCGCCATTGGTGCCGTTGGCTCCATCTCACCTTTTACAGTTGGACCAGATCTATTTTCATGGACAATTACTGCTTCATCTCCGGACGCCTCTATTCCTTCTTTAAGATGATACAAAAGCTCGTAGCTATTACCACGTCTTCGATCTTTGACTGTCCTTCTAAAAATTTCAACTTTCATTGAGCATTCTCCATGCGGTGCCGTTGGCCATTTCGCTCATCGTCCAGTTATTATACGCTAGACTTGAAAACAATGCAACTCTATCTCCATATTTTGGAGATTCTATTTTAGTGAAATCTGTCTCTGATATTGGTGCGGCCGCTGAATTAAGTGAATCACAAAACACAGGTATTCCTTCCGCTAAACTTGCTATCATTGTGTTTGAATTATATGTAACCATAGCATGATATTCACTCCAAATAATACGACCTTGATTTTTTGTTGGTTTATCAATTTTGACTGTTGCACCAATGTGATCGATCGCGACTGTTGGATTGTATGGTTTTTCTCTAACGTCTATTGGTCTGTCTGTGTTTTCTTTTAGAATTTTAAGTGTATTGGTTAGCCAATCCTCTGCACCAAAAAAATTTGCTATTGCGTTTGTTGGAGGTAAAACTAAAATTTTAGAGCCATTCTTTTTCCATGGTTGTATATTTTGCTTGAAATTTTTTTCATATCTGTCTACTGGTTTATTTTGTAAAACATTTTGGCAATGTTTATTTTTTGTTATTCTTAACCAGTGAGGACGATCATGAGCATTAGTAAAGTAGCCGTGATCCATAAAATAAAAATCTTTTTTATTTTTTTTACACCATTTGTACACTTCACCCGAACCTGCAAGTATACCGTACATTGTTAAATTTTCTTCAGGGAGAACTTTGAGATCCCTAAATTGATATATCTTTTGTGATCCAGGAGTGCCTTTTACAAAGGCGTCCACGTATCTTTGTGTTCTTGGTTTTGTTGTATGGATACCTGCTATCTTCACTTTCTTGTTTCCCTAACGTTAAACATAGAACGTTTTGCAACTCTGTTAAATTCAGCGATTATGTTTACGCTTCTTCTGTGCTTAACTGCGTTTCGTCTTGCAGACACGCTATGAATAGTGTTGGTCGAATTATTACAGAACATTACAAACGTGTTACGCTTATAAGGCACTGTCTTAACAATGTCACCGGCCTTGTCGCCAACCGCTCTACCACCAGTTTTGTTTACTTCTGTAATATTAGACGCCTGTTTATGTAGTTGAAATTCGCCACCTGTGCTTTTGTCATCCTCGTATGGCATATACAATAGACCTGCATAGATTTCTCTAGGATTGTCTATGTGTGGAGTCCTTGAACTAAAATCAACAGGTTTATGCATCACAGTCTGGCAGTCACTTCCTATTTTATCTCCGCCCTTGTCCCAACCACGTGGACTTATTGTTTTATCAACTTCAGCTATATTTGGCATGAGATCACCAAATATATTTTTAACTTCGTGATAAAAATTTGTTGAAGTGTGGTACTCCGCAAATTGTTTCCATGCATCTGAAACTACACCTTCTTTCAACATTTGATCTGATTTAAGTCTATAGCATATACCGTTATCAAAAGGCTCTGTGCTTAAAAGTTGTTGAGTAGGCCATTCTTTTTCCAATTGGTTATACACACCCTCAGGCAATGCATCTTCTATCACGATATGAGGATATGGATCAACTAATAGTGTTGGTGTCTTTTGTAAAACTGATATTGTCATTCTAGGTTCTCCATTATGTCTGGTATGTTTATCTTAAAATTTATCATGTCACTGAATCTCTTTACGCCTTTTGGCTTTGCATTATTTTGCCTTTCAATTGGAACCACATCTGCCAGATATAGTTTGTGTTCTAGTCCCAAGTTATGTGATAGCAAAGGATATACTTTTTTGTGTATCATGTTTCTATCCTGTATTTCAATAACTTTAGTTCCTGGTTGGCACCACAATAGGTTTGTAAGTCCAGCACCGTGAGCCGCCAATACGTGTGAAGCCTCAGCAAAAGTTTTCATTTGATCCTTTATAGTTAATTTTTCCAAAACAACTGTTTCCCATCCTTTAAGTTTAAGTAATAATTCGTCGGAGTTAACAAGTTTTCTTGAAGTAGCTCCTGGTCGTAAAACAATTATTTTCCTGTGTTGTCTACATCCTTTTAGATTTTTTAGTCCTTTAAAGTGTCTTAGCCATGGAGCTAATGGTGGAGTGATTATACCGTCCCTAACGTTACTCATGCTAGGCACTATAAGATGTTTAAAGTGCCACGTCTCCCCTTTTGGCATAACAACCACTTTGACATCAGGAAAAAGTTCATTACACACTTTCTCGAAATAAGGACTGTGATTGGCCATAATAAAACAATATCTTGCAAAATTAGTTGACCATCTTTTTTCTAATAGTCTAAATTTAGATATCACATCAATCCATATATGCCATGGGTTATTTTTACTATCGTCGTCAATAGGTAGCCACACATAGGTGTTTCTTTCATTGAAAGATTCTTTAACTGGCGGAAGATCGATATGCATAATCTCGTCCCACGATCTCCATAGCTTATGACTTTTATATGGTTTATGTCTGCTTTTATGTGTAAGTTTCCATACATGATCAGTTATAAGTTTCTTTTCCCTAGTAACCAGCAACGGACAGGTATGGACTTTGCAGTCGTAAAATTCAGCCACAAATGTTGGTAAACTTACAAAGTGTGAATCGATGTTTTCATGATAAGGAACAGTATAATTGTATTCATGATCAACTGTTTCCCACCTATCTAAGAAATACCTTAATGATGATATATTTTTTACTGACATTTTATTAATAATTATGTTATAATACACGACTATGATATTATTTTCAAATGGATGCAGTTTTCTTACAACGAGGCCAAAGGATGGTGTAGACACATACACAACCAAGATACTTGCAGAAAATTATAATATGGCAATGTGTAACTATGCCATGGGCGGTAGGGGGAATGATAGAATCAGTTTCACAACAAAAGTTTGGTTAGAAAGGCATAAGCGTGATTCCTATTTTGCTGTGATAGGTTGGTCTAGCCAAAACAGGCAGGACTATTGCACTAACGACAACCATAAGAAAGGAAGAATGCCACAAACTGATCTTACATGGAGAACCTGGAAAACTTTAGATAATGTAAGTTTTATTAGAAGCAAACAAGGATACGATATAGAAAAAAATTTTACAATGAGCTTCTTAGACAACGTGTTTGACCTGCAAAACTATTTTGAAAGAAAAAAGATTCCTTATGTAATGTATAACTCATTGCCTAATGATTTCAATCAAAAAGGTATTGGAGATTTCAAAGTGATACGTGACGCCATAAACATGGATAGATTTTTTAGTCCTAAAATCAGTCATTATGAATACATTATTGATAAAGGCCTTGTCAGCAGTCAAGCAGATCCTCATCCGTCGGCTGAAGGACACAGACAGTGGGCAGAGCAGTTGAAAGATTTTATAGATGCTAACAATCTACGCACCATTTAATAATCCAAAAAGTAAAGCATGGGAAGTTTTCAAAGGAGTAGAGAAGTCCTGGCCAGAACAGATAACAAAATTAGATAACGCAATAGAATCTGAGCCTGTAAGTAACAGCATGTTTTGGGGATTTGTAAACAATAACTTAGATATGGTAAAGAAACTAGAAGCACGTAATCACAAGTATTGGTTCACTGATACTCCTTATTTTGGCAGATTTGATAACAATAATTTACAACCAGATAATCATTATTGGAGGATCTGCAGGAATTCTATACACGTACCTTTTATCAAAGACTGTAAACCTGATAGGTTTGAAAAATTTAACATAAAGATCAAAGCACCGGCCTTTGTCGGAAAGTATGTGTTAGTGTGTCCTAGCTCGGATGGAATAAACGACTATCTTGATGAACCAAACTGGACTGATGACACCATAGACAAAATTAAAAGGTACACTGACAGACCTATTAAACTTCGACACAAGCCTAGGGGCAGGGGTACATCAGGACCAAGTGAGGCAAAGGTACCCCTATCCGAGGACCTAAAAGATGCTTGGTGTGTTGTTACAAGTTGTTCAATTGCCGCTGTGGAGGCTATGTGTGAGGGAGTACCTGTATTCTGCCATGACAAAAGTTTTGCTACTGATGTCGCAGGCACGGAATTATCTGATATAGAGAATCCTTATTATGGAGGACCAGAACCGTGGCTATACAGTCTAGCTTACCAGCAGTTCACTCCAGATGAATTTGCTAACGGTACAGCAGTTGAAATTTTAATGGACAAAGGCTTACTATGATAGAACAATTATCTGATGGCCTTTGGGTACCATCCACCGATGCACAGATCGAACAGTGGCGTGAAAAAGGATATCCTCACATGCAGGACAAATGCCTAAAACAATTTGTAAAATGGTGTGAAAAAAATAATAAAAAATTCAGCCTTATTCTTGATATTGGAGCGTGGTGTGGCACTTGGAGTATGGCAATGCAAAAATATGCCGACGAAATATATTGCTATGAACCAAACAAAATACATTTCGAATGCCTAATTAAAAATCTTAAAACGTTCCAGCATATAAAATTACATAACCACGCAGTGGGCAATCGCGATGGAAAAATAAAACTTACAAGTGAAACAGCTACACAAAACACAAGGGTATTATTAGAAGAAGGTGAGACAGTAATCTTAAAATTAGATTCAATGGATATACATAATCCTGACATGCTTAAAATAGATGTTGAGGGACTTGAAATGGAAGTTCTTAAAGGTGGACATAAGTTGTTAGAAAATATTGAGTTTGTTATGATTGAATTAAACAACAATAGCAAGAAATATGGAAGTAGTAATAAGCTGATACAAAAGCATATGAAAAATTTAGGGTTCAAAGAGCTTATAAAAACATGGCCCGACATTGTATATCGAAAGGCATAATGTACGAATATTTGACAAAATTAAAAACACAGGAAAATTTTATTCCTAAGAAAATATTAGACATTGGTGCCTGGAATGGATTTTGGACAAAAAATGTAAAAAAAATATGGCCCGATGCTCATTATACTTGCATTGAAGCTGGCCCAAAGCATGAACAGAAATTAAAAAAATTAACTTCAGACTATCACATAGCAGTGTTAGGCAATGCTAAAAAAGAAGTCAAAATGTATCTACGGGAAATTGATAAGGGACATAGGAAGAAAGTTACCTATACAAAAGGGGCAACATTATTTGGCATATTTAAAGATTATGAAGTGAGGCAAATGCAAACACTTACGGAACTAGTTGGAAACAACGCCCAATATGATTTGATTAAACAGGACGTCCAGGGAGCTGAAATAATGATAATGGATGGTGCCAAGAATGTATTTAAGAGAGCAAAATATGTCATTCAAGAGGTTAACTTAGAAAAGGATCCTAAGTTTCCGGACATGCCGTCAGTTTCAGAGATGGATAGATATATGTTCAATCTTGGATTTATGAACAATCATGTTATAGACAGTAAAAACAACTCCGGACAGATCGATAAGATCTATTTTTGAAATTTTTTTACAATATTGTTGTAGGTATTGACCTCCATGTGTAGTTGAAACAATGGATGTCTGATGTATTTTCTTGTAGTGTTGAAAAATTTTATTGACTTTGATCTTGTCAATAAAAACACATTAGGGTTGTATTTTATCTGCTTACCGGCAAGATGCACGTAGGCGGCAGTGCCATCATTTCTTTCTTTGAAAAACCAAAGACAAATGACATCTGGATCATAGTCAATAGTATCAAAATTTTCATGTAGCCTTGCCTTAGTTTTGTACTGATCACAAAACTCTTTCCATGTATGATGTTGTGTGTTATTTTGGTTTTCATACAATTTATCATAATCGTTTAGATTAATGATGTTGGTTGCCAGTATGTGTTCTACTGGTTCTGTATGATAATTTTGTGGTTTTAGTTTGTCCCAGTTCATTATGCACTGAAAAGATTGATTGCTTCTTTTTTCCAATCATCTGAATATTCACAGTGCCTGTATCCATCGAACCATGGTCCACCCTCAGTGTAGTGGAGTATCTTCGGTGAACCGTTTTCCGGTTCTCTATACCAACCCACCAACCAGTTGTAATGATGTGGTAGTGACCCGATGTCGCTATCCTCTAACCATGAAAACCTGTGTAGAAATTTTGGTGTCTGCTGGTTTAGGAATTCTGGTGTAAGTATTTTGTTTTTTGGATGTTCACAATTCCAAAGCACCATGCTACTCCAATTTTTCCTCGGATATACAGTCTGTACCTGTCCATCCATTTTTGTTGTTTCTTTTGGAGTGTAATCGTGTTGTACACACACAACAGCCTTGCTTGGGTCCATGTATTTTATTAGCATATGACTTGGAATTTTCCAAAGGAAATCACAGTCACAGAAAACTGCCCACCCTTTGAAGTCATTCAAATATGGTACAAAAAATCTTGTGAATGTAAATTCAGTTGAGGCTAATTTATCTTTTTCACGTGTATAAATGCCCTGTGCTCTCATGTCATTTTGTTTTAGAGCAATTACTTCTGCCGATGGATCTCTGCGTGTAATAGAGTGTTCGCACACTTGATATGCTATATCTTCTCTTGAGTCCCAACCAACGTAAATTTTCATCTAGATAATAATTCGTGTATTTGTTTCCAATTATTTACACGTATAATATCAGGATGAACAAAGTCTCGGTTGTACGCATGGTCAATTAATATAGGCTTTAATCCGTATTTGAGCCCTGCTAGTGCGTTTTTTGGCTTGTCTTCAACCCAGTACAGCCCGGTATTATGAAATTCAGCCAAGGCGGAATCCTTATCTGCTCCGGTGTCCAAAATATGATAATTTTTAAAAATATGCTCACCAAATAATTCTCCTAATCTTTTTTTCCTTACTTTCTGTGCAGGTATGTCAGATGTTTGAGAAGTAATTGGTATGAATGTCCAACCTTCTGCCGCTAATAGTTTTACCCATGTCTGCGAGTCTTCAATCGGACATTGTGTTGCCATCCAGGCACTTTTATTGAACTCTCTTATTTCTTTCCTAATTTCAGGTATGGTAAGTCCAAATCTTTCAGCCATTTCGTATGTGTTTTGTTTATTAGGCAAAAGTTTGTAAGGATATATTTTTTCTTCATTGTTATTATAGTATGAACGTTGTAACATCCAATCAGTGAAATGCCTTTCCCATTCGAGAAGGACGCCGTCTACGTCTGTAAGGATTATTCTATTTGATGTCGGCATCTTCCATACCCGCCACCCTCAACTTCACAATGTTTGTTATTTGCCATTGTTTTTGATCGAGTCCTTTGGTGATGCCTAACCATTGATTCCTTATAAGTGCAAAGTCGTTGATAATTTTATCCATGTCAACAACATCATTTTCACCGTCTACATACTTCTCTGCATCTCTGCTAGATAATGCTCTGTTGTAGTTTTCAAGATATTTTCTAAAAGTTTTCGATCTTAGTCTTCTTAATTCTATGTTTAAATATTCTAAGATTGCTTCTAGCTGTTGCAATTGGCTGAATCTCTCCTCTACTATACCTGGCAGTGCGGCACTGGCTCTTTCAAGGTTGCCATAAATTTTACATTGTTTTCTTGCTTCTAATAATTCTTTGTCAAAGTAAGCGATACAGTCTGGTATCTTATCTAGATTCCTGCTTACTTCGTTGTACCAATTAATCATCTTCCCCGTATCCGTCTGACTCTTCATCTTCCTCGAACACTGTGGAAATCGCTTCTTCTAGTTTTGGATCGTATTCAGCAGACGCTTTTATTTCGTCGATGTCGACACCAATGTCTTCTAAACTTTTAATGAAGTCGATGGCCATGTCTAGTTTTTGTCTCTCTGGCACATAATGTACAACAGAGTCCCATAATCTTTCGATGTCTTCGTGCGTGAAGTCAATCATTATTATTCGTATTCCTCAGCTTGTTCAACATGGGCCACTTCTTGAAAATCGGACATTATCATATCTAATTTATCTCCTGTCCATGCTTTTCGAAACTCTATGTGCTCTTTACCTTTTGCATCTACATACTTCAATCTGTTTCCTGTCTGTACAAGTAAGCCCTTTTTCTCAAACAAGTCCACTAATCCACTGTATGGATCCATACCTGTGTCATATGGAATCTTTACCTGCACACCTTCAAATGGTTTAGCATATCTTGTCTTCATAACTTTACAAGCGGCTCTTATTCCCCTTACATCTGAAACTTTGTTGCCTTTTTCGTCTTCTTTTAATTTTAGTTTCTTCATTGCAACAACAATACTTGAGGCATATATAAATCCTTGTCCTCCTGATATCTTGTCATCCGGATCGAACATGTCTTGTGATGCATAAGTGTGGTTGGTTGCTATGAGTCCCACATTCCAACTGCCAAACATGTTTACACAGTTTCTTACAAGTGCGGTCAAAGCCTTAGGTTTTCTCCCTAAGTCACCTTTCATCTCACCTGCTTCGAACTGGTTTACGTCAGTTGGCGTTAGTAACATACCTAAGCTGTCTATAACAAATAATACTTTAGGTGCTCCTTCTTTGTTATCGGCGTGTTGATCTTTGTAACCTTTCATGAACTCTGAAACGGTTTTAGCCACGTCATCGACCATGGACATACTTAATTTCATTAGTTTATCTTCGGAAGTGTTGACATTAAGGGCTTGTAGCCACTGTTCATCTAATGCGTTTTCCGTATCAATGAGAATAACAAATATACCTTGGTCCTGAGCATTTTTTATAATGTTTCCTGATGCTATGTAAGACTTTCCTGCACCTGATTCTCCTGCAAGTACAGTGACTTTGCCTAACGGAATACCTTTGTTGAAATCACTTGTCATCAAATAGTTCAATGCATAATTTCCTGTTGATATCCAGTCAGTTGGATCACTAAACCCTATGCCCAGACCCTGGATTGATTTGGTAATACTTTTTCTAAACTTTGTTGCGTCAAATACTTTAGTCATAATTTATATCCTTGTAATCTATATTAGCATACCTAGGCCCTAACGTCAATGCTAGGGCCTT